GCGGAAGTAAACAGGATCCTAACAACTAAATAATAAAATTATGACTATTCAAGTGGAACAGACAAATTTTGAAACGGGAAAAGAAAATGTAATTATACGCGAATTCTCCAAAGATAGCGAAGCGCTTAAATTTCTCAAAGATGTGGAGCGGCAAAAAATGCAAAGCGCCTGGAGTAATGCCGGTAAGCCTGGAAAATACACGGCTGCCAGGATCACGCAGAAAAATAAAGATAGCGGTTTTTTTTAACTCAGCGCCGCGTAAACCTGGGAAGTATTACGAAGACGTTAAACAGGCAAATAATATAGGTTTAAACGTTATTATAACGCACTGACCAAGATCCCGCACAATTCTAATATCTTAAGCCTTGGCAATACGCCAGGGCTTTTTTGTGTTTAATAATCATATCTTTGCTGAAGTGTTAACCTGGAAAAGTCAAGCGCTCATTAATTGAGATCTTGCAGGGTAATAGGTAGATTTTATAAGTGTAATCGTTTAGAGCCTGTTTAGTTGGGTTCTGGAAGTGTTAAGGTGTATTAATAGGGTGGGTTGTTAGTAGTGCAGTAGGGAAGCTTACAATGGATAAGTGAGTAGGTAAAAGGCAGTCCAATTAAGCGAATTTGTGAGGGATTGAAGTTTTCCGCTTCTATTTTCTGCTTTTGGGGTATTTTTGTACATTATTTAACATTTTGTACATTATTATACAAATGGCTCTTAACTACCTGGCAGTCAGTCAGTTATGGTGCTAATATATGACGTTTTGAACACAATGTACAATATTGAACAATTTGTATATTATTATACAATCACCGCTTAACCGTCTGGCAGTCAGTATGTTACTGATGGGCTGTCTGCTGTCTGCTGTCTGCTGTCTGCTGTCTGCTGTCTGCTATCTGCTATGGAAGGCTTAACGCTTACCAGGCTTAACGCTTACCAGGCTTAACGCTTAACGCTTAACGCTTAACGCTTAACGCTTAACGCTTAACGCTTAACGCTTAACGCTTAACGCTTAACGCTTAACGCTTAACAAGCTCAAGGCTTAACGCTTGACCGCTTAACAAGATGTTAGCGCTTAACATCTTATTACTTACAATCTATAACCATAATTAAACAAATACATTACTATGCTAAATTACAAGGAACTTAAAAAGAAATACATTTTAACCGATCATTTCTTTGCCGATGCTTTCGGCTACAAAAATTACAAATCATATACAGAATCTAAAGGTAAACCATTTGTTACTTTTCTAATAGTCAACATCCTGGATAGGTACGAGAATAGGACTTCGCCTAAATCTATTGAATATAGGCAGGCCATAAGGGAAACTAAATTTCCCGGGCATTTCTCTTATAAGAAAAAGCAAAGATATAAGCGCGGCTTATATACCTTCATTAAGTTAGTGGAGGAGCGCAAAGGTAGAGGCAGGGATCCGGCGCCCCGGCTTTTAGATAGATCTAAGCCCAGCAAATGGACGCTTAACCGCAAAGCTAAATGCATAGGTTTTGACAATGGAACGGAGGCAATAAAGTTTTTTACTCCCCAATCTATCGTAAAAATGCACGCCTTTATGAAGGCGAAGCGGATCAAAAAATGAGGGGGGTGCACCCCTTTTTGACGTTTTCGGAGTGCTGAGTCACAAAAAAATTCTAAAAAATTCAGAAAACTGAAAAACACTTTTTATAAAATCCAGAAAACTGAAAAGCCCTTTTTATAAAATTCAGGGTTTTTTACTATGAAATAACAATATTATTGGTATTATTTGACTTTCATAGTATTCTTAGTAATTCTTAAATATTGAAAAGTGTAATTATAATGCCACAAACCTGCACCAACCTCTTGGTGTTGCAGCCCTTCCGTACGAAGAGAGGTCTAAAACGTGAATAGCTAAATCAAAACACAATAAACAAGAATAAACAAGCTTTGTTTAACTGGTAGAGCTACTATATCAAAGGCTGCCAGAGAATCAAAACAAAGAAACAGAATATTACTGTAAAGTTGTATAGAGTATATAATATCATATTAATAGTATTTTTGGTATTATTATTAATACAAATAATATCTGATTTATAGCTTTATATAATATGTTGCAGCCCCTTTTTGTGTTATTGTGTTTAATCTCACCGTAAAGGCAGCGATAGCAAGGGCTGCCAGTTAAACAAAGCTTGTTTATTCTGTTTTTCTGAATCTTATACGATTTTATTAGGAGTGTATCGGGAAAGGTTGTAGTTTTGCACGCTTTTAAAAAACAGCAGATAATAGGATTGTCTTACTTGAAGAATGGTTACTAAATAAAAAACCCGCTGAAATTAGGTTTAACCTTTTCTCAACGGGTTTGCTCTTCAACTCGATAACTACATCACCTGTTATCATAAGCCTTTTGACGTTTACGTACATCTTCTCTTTTCGCCAACCTGATAGATGCCTCACGATCTTCTACTGTTTCTTTCTTCACCACCTTTTTCTTTTCTGAGATGCGAGCTTGTATATCTTCTCTGTTCTCCCAGTAGCGGACCAACTGCTTTTCTTTCAACCTCTCACTATTCTCAGCATAGTAATTCTTACTTATCTTTTTCAACTCTTCTTTATTTTTCAAGTAGTAAGCGGCTCTCTGTTTTTTTACCTTTTCTTTATTTTCTGCCAAGCGAGATTTTTGCTTTTCTTTCAACTCTTCCTTATTCTCTGAATAATAAGCTTTCTGCTTTTCTCTCAACTCCTCTTTATTTTTCAAATAGTAAGCTCTACGCTTTTCTGCTTTAGTCATCACATCATTTGTTTAAATTATTTTTCTACTTATTATTCTCGTTGTAAGATTTTATCCACCGGTAAACCATCTGGATAGTAACCCCGAACGACTCTGCCGTTTTCTTGATGTTGATATGCTCGTCAGGGTTGTACTTGTCTAAGAACGCTTTCTTCTTCACACCCCAAGAACTTGCTTCAGGTTGCGTACAAATTTTCATCTCTTCAGTTTTAATTCCCATAGTAATATATTTATATAAGTTGTTTAAAATGTAAATATAGTATAATTTATTTAATGACAACCTAAAAGAGTAAAACGCTTCCATCGTTTAATAAAATTTACTATCTTTGTCAATATGGCAAGGCGTAAAAAAATAAAACCCAAAATAGCAGACAAGGAAGCAACTAAGGTTTCCCAGGCCGATGAGGTTTTTATCTTGGAGTGCCTTAAAAATCTGGATAAGGTTGCGGCTTTCAAAAAAGCGTACAAGACAGACCATTTAGCTAAAACTACAATAGGTGCTAACGCCAATAGACACTTCCACCAACCCCATATACAAAACAGGATTGCCGAGGCGCAAAGATCTGCTGCGGTAATGGCTAACCACGAATACAAAGTTAGCGCTAAAGACATACTAAGACAGCTGAATGTTCTCAGGACTAGTCAAATTGACGACTACATAGATTTAGTTAAGGATCCCCAAACAGGATTCCGCCAATTAGAGTTCAAGCCTTTTGACGAGCTAACCAAAGAACAACTATCCTGCATCGAGTCAGTTAAGACAGGCAGGAATGGTATCGAGCTTAAACTACACGGTAAGGACTGGACTATCGACAAAATAGCCAAACATATAGGTTTCTACGGTGAACACAACTACCAGAAGACAAGTGGTAGCTTAACGCCTGAAGAACGTAAACAACGCTTAGAAGAGCTGTCAGCCAAAATGAAGAAGGCGGAATGATGACCGATTCCGAGATACAGGAATTGGGAAAACTGCTTAAGGAAGAGCAAGTTTATAAGCTTGAGCAAGGTCTTAAATACTTTAACGATAAGACCAACCCGAATTACAAATTCCTATTCAACAGCCTCACCAATCAGAAATACAGGGACAACCCCAAGACAGGGAGGCCGGAACTTGTTGGAGGTTACAGGGGATGCGTTTTAGAAGGCTCGTCAAGGTCGGGTAAAACTTGGGGAGGTATAGATATTATAATTTACTTATGCAAGTTTGTAGAGACCAACTGCACGATAAACATATACCGGGAAACCTACAACGAATTTAAGACAACACTATACGACGATTTTAAGAATCGGCTGGACGATTTCGATTTAGACAACCCCTTCCACCGGTCTAAAGAGATAAGCAGCTTCAAGATTGGTAAAAACACGATACATTTTCTGGGAGACGGGAAACACGGGGGTGGGTGCGACTACGCATTCTACAACGAGGGGATGTTCATCAACAGAGAAGTTTTCGACCAATCTGAGATGAGGTGCCGGAAGTTTTGGTGGATTGACTACAACCCTTCACTTACCGCGCATTGGATATTTAACAACGTCATACCAAGACCGGATGTAGGGTTTCTAAGAACAACCTACAAAGATAACCCGTACCTGTCACCGCAGGAGAAGGATAAAATAATGGGTTACGAGCCTTGGAAGACGGGCAGTTATTACGTAAACGATAACGGGAAGTTGGAGTATGAGGGAGAACTTATAAGCGAGAAACACCAACCACCTCCACACAAGAAGAATATAAAGAGCGGTACTGCCAACGAGTTTATGCACCGGGTTTACGGTCTTGGACTAAGAGGTGCTATGAAGGGCGTTATATTCCCCCGGATAACGTACATAGATACTTTCCCGGATATAGCCTGTACGTACGGTAATGACTTCGGTTTTACGAGTGACCCCAACGCTGCGGGTAGGTATGCCGAGGACGAAGAGAATGTATGGTTTGAACCACTTATCTACGAGCCTTTGGAAACTCCACAGCAGATCGTGGACCACCTTGAAGTGTTGGGAGTTCGTAAAGCAAAGCGCGGCCCAGGCGGAGACCTAAGAGGCGGTGATCTAATCACTTGCGATAGTTCGGATAAATACACGGGAGAGAACAAGGGTACGGTTGAGATGGTCAAGGGGCTTAGGAATTTAGGCTACCAGGCCAAGAAGGTTAGGAAGACGAAGTCGAATGTGTACTGGCTGTTATCTTTGAAGGATAAAAAGATACACGTTATAAGGAACAGGCACTACGAAGATTTTAAGAAGGAGCAGGAGAATTACAGGTGGAAGGAAGTGCAAGGTATTCAGATAAACCAACCAATAGACGCGTTTAACCACTTCTTCGATTGTATGAAGTATTGCCACATAGCGCACAACAGTAAACCGCAATCCTTTAGAACGGATAAAACGTTAAGCCAATTAGGAGTTAACTATTAAATCTGTAACTTAAGCGAAAACAGAATAAAGTCTTATATTCGTAAAATAATAAAATACTTTCTGCAAATGGGAATCTTCAGCTTTTTGAAATACTACTTTAGGAACCTACGGGGTATAATTACCACCGGCAGGATTAAGACGCCACGTGAGAAGCTGTTTGACAAAGCGGAGAGCAAGGGGTTTTCTATCCACAAAATACCAGAGCGATACAAAGGGAAGAAGAAATACCGTAAGGCACCAAGAATACAAAGTTAATCTATGGAAGAGATACTAAAACTGTTAAGGGGAAGCGAACCACATAAGGCCATCAATCTTTTAATTTCAGAGGAGTTGAACCCTTTTGATATTGATAATTTTAGAGCAGAGCACGACGATTTGAAAAGAGATCTGCGTAGATCACAAGTTGGACGTATTCAAAAAGATAAAACGGTTAAGGGCAGGCCGGTAAATGCCGTGAAAATACCCGTGCCTTTTCAGAACAGGATTGTAACCACATCCACCGCTTTTGAGGTTGGGGAACCAATAACTCTGGTTCCAGAAGTTTTAGACACAGGGAAACCTAAGAACGATTTAACGAAGGAGATTGACAGGCTTTGGAAAGTAAACCGTTTAGACAATAAGTTGCAGAAGCTTATTAAGTTGAAGAAATCGGAAACTCAGAGTGCTATTCTTTTCTACACGCAAAAGACAACCGCTGAGAGCAGAAGCAATAGACTTCGGGGTACAGACTCTTCCCGAGAGATAAAAAGTAAAGTATTAGAGAATAAAAATGGCAGGATGGCACCATACTACGATCCTTTTGGAGATATGGTAGCTTTCACCTGGAGCTTCGATACCACAGTTAACGGTAAAACCTTATCAAACGTATGGGTTTACACAGATACTAAGGTATTTAAGATGGATAACAGATCGGGCAAAGCTTCACTGGTTAGTGAGGACCGCCACGGGTTTACTAAGATACCGGTTGTGTACTTCGAGCAGGACAACCCTGAGTGGTTTGTAGCGCAGCCTATGATAGATAGGATTGAGGTCGCTATGAGCAAACTGGGAGCGTCTAACGACTACAGTGGGCATCCGATACTTATGCTCTACGGAGAAGTAGAAGGGGCGCCAGACAAGGACGAGGATGGGAAAGCGCTTCGGTTCAATATGATACGGGATGAAGCTGACAAAATGCACCACGGTGATGCTAAGTTCCTAACCCACGACGAAGCCCCGGAATCGGTTAGGATGGAGTTGGATAGGTTGGAGAAGTATATTTACACAATGACCTCTACCCCAGATATAAGCTTTGATAACATCAAGGGCTTAGGTGACGTTTCAGGAGTAGCCATACGGCTTATGTTCCTGGATGCTATAATGAAGGCCAAGCTTAACGAAGGAGACAACAGGACGGCAGTGGAGCGTATGGTCAACGTTATGGTATCAGGAGTGACCACCACTACCAAGACCGGTTTGAAGGAACAGGCGAGAGACACCATCTTTGGCGTGCAATTTAACAGCATACTACCAGATGACTTGAGAGATAGCGTTGAGACTTATTCCTTAGCTGTACAGACAGGTATTATGAGCGTTGAGTCAGCGGTAGAAACTTTAGACCTTTCACCGGACGCAGAGCGAGAGTTGGCTAATATAGGGAAAGACCAAGCCAGAAAACAACAAAAGGGGGAGGATCCGACAGAAGATAACCCTCCTGCGCCACCTACTGAGTAAACCCCATAGAATAAAAATTCCACGAATGCAAGTTATATACGATTAATTTCCATATATTTGGAATCTATAAATCTTTTAAACAACTAAAACCAATATTAGATGGCTGTAGAAGCAAAGAAGATTAAGGAACGACTGAAGGTTCTCTACCCAGGCGTAAACTTATCTGCAAAAAGGATGGACGAACTTTCGGCCAAACTTGCAAAAAAACCCGCTGATGATGCGGAAGATGAAGCTATTGATGGCGTTATCAAAGATGCTAACGATTTTATTTCCTTCTCTGACATAGCGAAGGATGATGATAGAGTTAGAAATTTGGAGGCCAACCAGAGAAAGCCAAACGATCCCGCACCAACAGACCCGCAAACACCACCCACAGAACCAGCAAACGCCACACCACCGGAAGATGTACCAGCTTGGGCAAAAGCACTTATTGACGCTAACAAAACAGTTACGACAGAGTTGCAAGAGCTTAAAGCCGGTAAAGTAACGGAGAGTAAAAGAGCGCAAGCTAAGAAGCTTTACGATTCAAATGAAAAGCTGAAGTCTCTTAAAGGGGAAACAGGGGAAAAGTGGTTCAACAGAATTGATGTAGATTCCGAAACGCCAGTAGCCGATCAGATTGATGCTTTGGAGTCCGAACTAACGGACATTATCCAGGTTCAAGCAGATGCTACAAGTACAGCGGGGGCACCGCCAAACGGGAGTAATAACAGCAAGCCTACAGACGCAGATATTGATGCAGTTGCAGCAGGGCTATAAACCTTGCAAAGACTATTCAATTAATTTTAAATTCTAACAAATGCCACAAGCAAATTTAACAGACAACCTTTCGGGCGTTGAAACTTCGGCAGATTCAGTTGTTATAGCACTGCTTCTCGAAGATATTCCCGGAGGAAGGACTCTTGACGTAACAGGCGTTACCCAAGATGTTATTAAAGCCGGTACCGTAATTGTCGAGGATGATGCTTCAGGGGACTTGAAACCCTTGATAATCACCGACGGCTCTTATGAAGCACTACCAGGATCACATACCTACAAAGGTGTGTTAGTAAGTACTATACTTACCAAAAAACCAATGGCTTCTATTATGGTTCGCGGAAGAGTGAATACTGAGGCCGCAGAAAAAGCACAAGGTTTACCAGCGTACCCCGCAGGTGCCGTAACTGAGCTTTCACTAATTCACTTCACAAAAGACTAACATAAGATGAAAAAGTCATTATTTAGACAATATGTAGATAAGTGGTTCCTACCGCTTATTCTCAAAGTAGTAGCTATCATTAACGGTAGCGAGAACCCGTTAACGTACCTTCACAAAAGGATGTTGACCAGAGTATATTCCCCAACTATGAAGTGGGGATCGCTTGGAACCAACGGTCGCGCAGTAGCAGCCGATGTGGTTTCATTAAACTCCTCACTTCCTTTGAAGAAAAGGGATTCCATTAAGAAAGCGGAAGGTACGATTCCGAAGCTTGGTATGAAATTATACCTTGACGAGCAGTCTCTTTCGGAATTGGATATGTTAGAAGCCCAAAACACAGATGGCAGACTTGACAACCAGATCCTAAGATTGCTATTCTCAGATACGCGTAAGTGTGTTGAAGGGATTGATGAACAACTAGAAGGTATGTTTTTACAGGCATTATCTTCAGGGGTTACATCTATCACTGATGAGAACAATACAGGTACCGGAATCAGATTAGATTTTGAAATACCAAGTAAAAATAAGTTTGGTGTATCAGCACCTTGGTCAGGAGCATCCGCAAATCCTATTGATGATATCGAGAATGTTACTTCCAAAGCGAGAGCTAATGGTCATACAATCCGATTTATGAAACTGGACAGAGGAGCATTTAATGCGTTCCGTAAACACGACCAAGTTAAGCAGCTGTTTGCTGCCGGTATCGGATTCAGTGGGGCTAGTATTCCAGTTCCTAACTTCCAACAGGTTAATGATGCCGTCAGGGATGCTTACGGTATTTCTATCGAGATTATCGACAGAACCATTACTTATGAGAAGAATGGTGTAGATGTTTCGGTTAATCCATGGACTAAGAACGCAGTAGCTTTTCTAACGTCAGAACAAGTAGGATCATTAACTTGGAGTAGGTTGGCAGAAATGAACCACCCTGCAAAGCAGGTTAATTATGGTATTGCCGATGAGTTTAAACTTATTTCTAAGTATCACAAGGTTGACCCACTTAGAGAGTTTACTTCAGGACAGGCTATAGTAGTTCCAGTATTGGATGCTGTAGAATCTATCTATCTTTTGGACTCAGAAGAAGCAGATGCTTCCACTGATGACCAGATAGAAGGAGATGAGTTTTACACTTATGACGGAACAAGCTACACTAAACAATCAGTAGTTGACGGGCTTAATGCCACCAACGAGGTTGCCGTAGCAACAATAGGCCAAGCTGATTCTACTTTATCTAACAAGATAAATAAATTATCGACAGAGGGTATTGCTACTTTCAAAAGTAATCTTGTAGAGGGCTCACCAGCATAATGTATAGCTCAGCAAGCATATCAATATTAGAAGAACGGATAGGGTTCGGTGACCTGAAGGATGTTACGGTAGATCCGCAGCATTTGGTAGGTACGTCAGGACGAACCCTACCGTACTTTCACAGGTTAGCAACTCTGAAGAATATCTATAAAACGGTTGAGAAACCAACTATGGATTCGGCAGAGTTTAATGCTTATTTGGAGCAGATGAAAGTAGATGCTGTAAAGCACGTACTATCAGCGATATTAGATAGGCACAGGCTGTATGTACTTGAGAGAGACTATTCAGACATAATAATTGGAAGGCCAGAACTTTTTGATGGCGCAGTAGGCTACGCTTTAGCAATTTCAGCTATAGAGCAGATGGTTTCAACAAGCCGGAGTAACTACATAGAGACTTCAGCCAAACTTAGCTATCAGCAATTAAAGATGGAATTGGAAGGAGTTGTAGATGATGCAGGGCGAGTAAGGTCGGTAGGGCTTAAACAAGAACTACTCCACTCCATACGCCAGGCAATAAGAGCAATATTTAAAGAGGAAGTGAAAATATTCGATGCCTCAGACATTTGGTAAATGATACACCTTAAAGCAAATACTTCAGGAATTGACTGCGAGATACAGGATATGCAACGTGTATTCCACGGTGCTTTGTCAGCGCAGTTCCCGAACGTAGAAGCTTACGGGAGATTATACCGGAAAGAACGTATATCAGGCACTTACCCGGAGTGGTTCAACTCTAGTACAGGAGATTACGAAATAATATACCTTGACGATACTAAGGACGTTATTATAAGTTTCATAGACGGAGAAGAGCATACCACTCAAGACGGGTTTACCTACGTAGCCCCTTTGAAGATCATATTCTGGTTCAATACAGACCATATTGCCAATACAGGGTACGGAGATTCAGAAGCGCAGCGTTTGGCAAGTGTTATATTGAACACCGAAATATTTAATACCTTTACGTATGACAGATTGCAAAAACAAGTAAGGTCCATTTATTCAGGGTTTAATATCAACGATGTTAAATTTGAAAATATGCACCCTTACCACGTTTTCAGCCTTAATATAAATCTAACCTACCAATTAACTAAAAGATGTAACTAATGGCAGATAAGAAAACCGAGGATTCGGATAAAAAATCAGAAGATAAAGGCAAAGAATTTGGAAAATCCAAGTATATTGCCACCAGAACAGCCAACGTTGGTACTAAGAAAGACGGTTCGGCTAAAATAAAAGTTAAACGCGGAGAAGAATACAGGCTCAATAAAGAAGAAGCCGATACTTACCGTAAACATAAACTAATATAACGATGGCTACAGTAGAAGAATTATTAAACAAAGGCAAGTGCGCGATTGACGGCAGTGGCAATAACCTCGGGTTGGAAACTTCCAAAGGATGTGCTACGCTAATCACATCGGCCAAGACAATCATAATGATCCACCCTAACGAGGAGATCAGAAATGGTGAGACTTTAGAGGATGAGATAGACCGCTTAATGTTAGCCGGTAAAATGGATATTGCAAGAGGGGTTCAGAATTTTGAAGAGAACGGAAGTGACGATGCTACCGAGACCCTTCCTGATGATACAATGAGGGTAACCAATGAGGGTAAATATGCCTTCCTTGCAACCTTTACTAACGGTTTGTTTTTCAACAAAGCCTTGCACTCTTTGAAGGGTTTCAAGCGTTGGGATATTCTTTTGGTAGATCAAAATGGCGTTTACGGACACCGGACAGAAACTGGTTTGGCTGGATTCACCACAGGAATGATACAACCTGCTAAACTTTCTTTCCCTTCCCCATCACAAGGACAAACGGAAGGCTTGAAGTTCCAATTCTTAGAACGCTATGAGCTTGATAGTGATTACGGTTTTATTATGGACACTTCACTTCGTAAACTGAAAGGCGTTACTGAGGTAGCTCTTAATTACGTAAACGAGCCGGCTGCAACTGACACAGATTTAAGAGTTAAAGCTACCCTTGCAATGGATTCAACCACTCTACACGAAGGCGGCGGATTTGAAAACTTCAGCTTTACAAGTGGAGGTACAACCAACGATCCTTCTGCCGGAGACGATACCGGAGAAGCAGGAGTTTACGATCTGACAATTTCTGCTTTAGCAGCAGGAGATAGTACAGAATTAAGAATGCCCGTACATAAAGGGGCGGACGGAGATTTCTATAAAGGAAGTTCTGTCTCTTATGACGTACCCGAGTAACTTAAAAAGCCCTGCTTAGGTAGGGCTTTATTTTTTTACAGCTTATGGCCTCAGGTATGCTTACCGGAATTTTTAGAGACCTAATCGAGATTGAGTTCGGTTTGGAAGCAGAAGCCATTGATATAATCCACGATAACGATAATATAATTATCGATATGAACACGGAGAAGCTCTACGCTGGATTAAATTCAAGAGGGCAATCTTTGGAATCCATAGGAGGTTCCTATGCGCCAAAAACCATTGCTATAAAAAAGAGTGAAGGCCAACCTACCGACAGAGTTACCCTAAGAGATACCGGAGATTTTTACGAAGGGTTTTACGTCAACGCTTCAAGCGGGATGTGGCATTTAAGCAGTAATGATGAAAAGACAGACGAGCTTATAAAACAATGGGGATCTGACATTTTTGGCAATACGAACGAGGACGAGAGAGAATTTAATGTTGAATACATTTTACCAGGACTTATAGAATGGATATTGCAGAACCTAAAACTTTAAGAGTATCAAGAAACACTGAAGAAATATCAGCGCACCACTTCTTTAAAATGCGAGATAGCGGGGATATGCAATGGATGTACCCTAAGTTTGATGGTTGGACTGAGATTAAAGAACAACTTCCGGAGAACGTAGAAGAATTAGCTGCCGACATACAAGACGAGTACGCTAAGCTTACCAACAACAACACTACTTCACTTTACATAGAATGCCTTGACGATATAGAACTGGCAACTACCAGGATTTACGGAGCATCTATACTTTTGGATGCCGTGAACCGCAGGTGGGGTTTTATGGATGCCGACATACAAAAACAGTATATTGAGACTCTTAAAGGGTGGAACTTCCTGCTAAACCATACAAAATCTATCAAAGAAGAGTGCGAGAGGTTAGCAAAACAGTTGAGAGCCGCAAAGACAAAGCTAAAAAGGCTGGAAAAGGAAAAAGTCGATATGGAGCGTAAGTCTGCCGATAAAGGGGTAAATTTACTGGAAATATTGGTAGGCGTTAAAAACGTTCTGAAAAGAGACCTTGACCTTAAAAAAATGAGCCTAAAAGAATGGCATTATACTCTTGAATCACTCTCTACTAAAAAATCCGCATAATGGCCGAAAATAGTTACTTACAATCCATTGAGAAAGCCCGTAGGTTTGTTCAAGATCATTATAAAGATTGGGAGAGTATTGACCGAAAGATATTAGAAATATCTAAGAACGCCCAAAAACTAACGACTTTAAATGCGGACGGTTCTATAAAAGAACTCAATTCAAGGATTGAGAAGAATGTTACCTATCGTAAGCAGATGAACGAGCAGGTAAAAAAGCAAGAGAAAGTAATTAAAACCCTGCGAGCTGAAGTAAACAAGCTCAATAAAGCTCAGAAACAAGTTAACACTACCGAGAAGGAGAGCATCAGGTCAAAATCTAAGAAGCAGCAAAAGACCACTGAAGAAATTGAGAACAATAAAATCCTGGCAAGAAACGCTAGGGACTATGCCAAGATAAATTCTAAACTTACATTAACATACGATAAGCAGTCCCTAAAACTTAACCAGCTTAGGAAAACGTATAAAAACCTTGCCATAAGGAAGGCTAGCGGTATAAAGCTTAGTAAGAAAGAAACACGGGAAATGAAACGCCTTGAGAAGCAAGTTCAGAAACTTGACTCAAGACTAAAGAAAGTTGATGCTTCAGCAGGACAATTCCAGAGAAGCGTAGGTAATTACGGTAAAGCACTTGGCGGGTTAAGAAATTTAGCTTCCGCTGCCGGGTTTATGGGCGGTGGTTTTCTGGCTGTATCTGTATTTAGAGACGGAATACGCAGGATAAGGGAGTTTGACAAGGAGATGCAGAATATGGCGGGTATTATGCGTGTTACCCGAGACGATATAGAAGATCTTGAAGCTGAAATAATAAGCGTTTCTGCCGCTTCCATTAAAACATCTAACGAAGTAGCCCTGCTATCCAGCAACCTTATCACTTTAGGTAAAACTAAGGACGAGGTTAAACAGTTACTTGGCCCGGTAGTAGATTTAGGTATTGGACTGAAAACCACTTCTGAGAATGCGGGGGAGTTTTTAGTACAAACATTGAATGCTTTTGAAGGAGGAACGGAAAGCGCAGAAAAGTTCGCAGATGTAATTGCTACTATTAGAACATCTACTTCTCTGGATTTCCAGAGAATGCGAGATTCCTCCCAATATATGTCACCTATTGCAAATGCTTTAGGGGAAGATTTAGCCTGGGTGGGTTCCGTAGTTGGTATTCTCTCAGATAGCGGTCTTAAGGCAGAGCAAGCCGGTAGGGTTTTAAGTACAGCTCTCCAAAGATT